TGCCCTCTATTTCCCGAATCTTCTCTTCGGCCGCGATCAGGTCTTGATCCTTCAATCCTTTGACGCTGGCGTACTTCTCGGCCGCCGCGAGTTCCGCGTCGTATTCAGCGATGACCACGCGCAAGTGCTCTTGGATGTCGGCCTGCTGCGCCGCGTAGAAATCATGCAGCGATATTTCGCCCCGGTTGTAGTAACGCGTCAGAAATTGTTCGCTCTGCGTGAGAGCCGCATTTTGGGCGGCTATCGAGCGATCCAGATCCTTGATCGCTGCATCGCGGATCGCCTTTTCATCGGCGGTCTTTTCGAGCTTGATCTGAATGACTGGCTTCGGCACTTCGGCTAATGATGCAGGAGGTCCAAAGGCTCCCTTCGCCTCCGCTGCGCGCGCTACGGCAAGCTGCTGTGCGAGCAAGCCCGCGAGCTCGGCTTTAGCCGTGGCGGCCTGACGCTGCAACAAAACCAGGAATGGCGCGGTTATGGTGAAGCCAGGATTTGCGATCTGCTCCTCTAGCCGCTTCAGCGTCGCGCGTGTCGACTCGATACGCTCGTCTATGGTTGCCCCGGTAATGCTCGCCCAGATGTTCTTTAGCGGGATGACAGCTAGCGTTTCTACGAGTGAAGCGCCATTCCTCTGTGCGGCCAGCATGTTTTCGGACAGCGAGCTCAGCGCCGGCAGGAATTCCTGAATTAGCGCGTTGGCGTTCTCGTGAAATGTGACGCTCAGCCGTTTGAGGTTCTTCTCAAACTCTTCGGCCTGCTTCGCCTGTTCGGCGGTGACGCGTGATTGAATCTCGCCGCCCTCGGCCAGGTCGTGAAGAAGTGGCAGCATGTTCGCGCCGCTCTTGCCCATCAGCAATTGAGCGAGCGCGACTTTCTCCGCGCCGTCCTGATACTCATTCAACCGCTGTGCGATCAACCGAAAAACCTCGTCCGGCTTCTGCCCGATCAAGTCCTTAGTCGAAATGCCGATTGCTTGGAATGCAGCCGTGGTCTTCTGGCCGCCGTTGGCGGCATCGATCATCGATTTCGAGAGCTTTTGCAGGCCGACTGCTAGCTGATCGTTGTCGGTATTCGTCAGCTTGGCGGTCGCCGATAAATTGGCGAGTCCTTCGACTGTCGCGCCAGTGCGTTGACTGAGCTTTTCAAGGCTTGCCGCGGCCTCGATCGCCCCCTCGATGTGCTCCTTCAGAAGTGTGAATCCTTCTCCTACCGCCAGCAGGCCGCCGATCGTTTTCAAGGTTCCGACAACGCTCTGGAACGCGCTATCCATCCGCTGCGCGCTGTCCTCTGCGGTTCTGCGGACCGCAGACATGTCGGCCTGGAACTTGGCAACATTGGCCGAAATGTCAACGACGAGGGAGCCGAGCGTGCCAGCCATCTATGTGTCCTTCATGCTCTATACGAAGTACCAGGACGAGGATCGATGAGCTGCTTTATCAAAAGTGCCTGCTGCTCTGGATCGGCGAGCAGGATGCCATCGTCGCGCTCCTGCGCCCTCTCGCTGAACAGCATGTAATCCGAAGGGCGCCGCGGCGAGGTCGGCGGCGCGAAGGAATGATTGGCAGTCACGGCGCAGATCATCCCGTTCCGAAGATCAGCACGCGGCTCGCCGAATGGATCGATGGCATCGAACGCCATCCATTCGGTCACCTCCGCGCTGCTGATGCGCGCCAGCAATTCGCCCACCGTCATCCCGAGCGCTAGGGCGAGACGGAAGGCGAAGCGCCGTTCGGGCCGGGCGGTGAGTTTTTTACCGCTTCTCCTACGGCACCGGGCGCGAGGCCGTTCAACCGCTGTGCGACGTCGAAAACGCGCTCGATCGCTACCGCCGATTTCGCTGCCAAGTGCTCGACCTCATCGGGACCGAACAGGAGATTTCCGTTTTCATCGACCGCGCACATAGCGACCAGTTTCGCCTGCACATTGCGCATATCGGCTTCGTGCTTGCCGTCAGCACGCACGATCATGCAGGATTGCTGAAATCGGTCGCGCTCAGCTCCGGACATCGCCCGCACGATCACCGCGCCGCCCCATTCGGCGACCTCAACGGTTTCGGTTTCGATGTCCTGTGCGTCGATGATATCTTGACGCGTTAGGATCTTCATGGGCTAGGACCACGTGACCGAGCCCGAAATCCTCGCGTCAACATTTCGCCGCGCTATCGCATCGATGCCGCCCACGAGCGCGAACTTCTTGATGTAGGCGGTAAAGGACGCGGTCGGCGTGGTGCCGGCCGGCAGGACGACTTTCATCGTGCGCGACGTGCCTGCGTTGTAGGCCGCCAGCAGCGCGGCCTGACCCGCGTCGCCGTTGTCATGGTCGCACTCGAAGCTGAATTGCCCGAAGTCCACGAGGCCTAGTGCGATTTCCTTGGCTGTGCTCTGCAAGTTCGTTTTGTCGAGTTCGCTCGCCGATCCGTCGAGTCCCGTGAAGGTGCGGCAGTTGCCGACGGTGGTGTACGTCGTAGGCGTCGCCGTGCCGCTGCCAGCTGTAATCGTCTTGCCGGTGGTATCGACCTGGACCGCGAACGTATTGGTCGTCTTGTTCGTGACGGTGAGGCTCAGGCCGTTGAGTAAAGCGGCATCGGCGCCCGCCAAGGCTGCGATTGCGACGTTGTCGCCATTGCTAAAGCCATGCGCGGTCGCGGTCAGGATGGTCGGATTGCCTACGGCGACGCCGGAGATGGTTTTCGCTCCGCCCGTGCCAGTGGCGATCTGGATGAGCGTGCCTTGCGCGCTGATTGCGGTTGACGTTGGCATTTCCGCGGTCCTTTCAGTTTAGTGCGGGGTAGATCGTGGCCTTGCGTGGTCTTGCTAATCGTAGTGCCAAATCGAATAGTCGAGCATCACGCGATGCAGCTTCACATCCTGCTCGTAAAAATCCTGCTCTCCGTTGTTCAAGTTCTGAACGCCCCAAGCGAGCATTGCGGATCGGACAGCAGCCGCAGTAGCTTGAGCACTCGGGTAGGACTGCGACCACACGTCGATTTGCATCCGCGTATTGTTGATCGGCGGATTGCCGTTACCGGTCAGGATGTTCTCGACCGACGAGAGGACGCGCTGATAGACGATGTACGGCAGCGCCGAGCCTTGGATTGCGATCGACGGGTAGACCGGCACGGTCGGCATAGCCGTAGCTAGCATCGCCTTGAGGTCTTCCTGAATCATTTGACCGGCTTACGAATCGCGTATAGCAGCAATTCGAGCAATCCACGCGTGAGCGCATAGATCGCGGTGAAAAGAATCAGAAAGTCAACGAATGGCATCGTCTGCTTCTCTCAACTCAGTGAACGTGATAGTCAATTCCGTGTTCACAATGGTCTGGGGCTCAACGAAGCTCCTGACCTCTATCTTTGAAATCATTACGCGTTTTTCTTGCACATCCAGAACGAAGCGTTTCAATCTAGCAAGCATCTCGTCGCCGCTAGTTGCCGCTGAGATGCCGCCAACCATTTTAGGCACCGGCACAAAGTCATATGCACTCATTTTGCTCATACGCTCATCTCGCTCAACTCGGTGAACGTGATAGTCAGGATTGTTTTTACGATTTCGTCCTCTTCCATGACGCCCTTGACCTCAACGCCATAAACTACATGTTTCCCATCCTGCAAGTCCTGAGCAAACTGCCGCAGTCTTGCGGCGATCGAGGCCGCTATCTCCGCGCGCGCGTTTACGTTGCCATACGACATACTCCCGGCCTGCTCCGGCAAAGGCATGTAGTCGTACACGCTCATTTTGCTCATCGCGTCGCCTTGTCGAGTTCCTTCGGGATGCGCTCCGCTCCGTAGGCTCGCATCGCTTCTATCGCGGCTTCCTTCTTTGCCTCGAAGGCCGGCCGCATAAACGGCTTGGCGCTCATCTTCGACGTGCCGAATTCGACGAAGCGAGCGTAGAAGGCGTCCAGATTGACGACGTTCTTTCCTCGCTTCACGGCCCGCTGCTTCTTGCCCTGCCGCACGCCGACGAAAAACGTCTGCTGAACCGCATTCGACAGCTCAGCGATCTGCTTCTGGTAGACCGCCCTTTTCAGCGTGCCGGCTGGCGGATGGCCTTCCGATATCGGGCCGGTGTACTCGGGCGCGCGCAGCACGGCCTCCTTGCGGATCACGGTCGCGCCCGCGTTGACCATGCCGCGCAGCACGTTACGGCCGACGCGCCCTGGAAGCTGCGCGAGCTGCCGCTTGAAGTCCTCGAAACCATGGATCGCGATGTTTTCGTAGCTAGCCAACGTTCATCCCCTCGCCAGCCAGCACGGTGATTTCGCGGTTTCGCTCATCGACGTTCAGCGTCCCGTGAATGTTGAAAAGGCGACTGCCGTAGCGCAGGCGGTAGGCGGCCATCGCCTTCGGATCGGCAAATCCGCTCTGGTACCGGATCGTGATTTCGTGCGAAATCTCCACGTTTATGGCCTGCGCTGCCTCGCGCTCGCGCCCGCTCAGCGGGTTGATGTCGCCCCAGACGGTCGCGACTGTCGACCAGGTCAGCGGCTGGCCGCCGAACGAATCTTGCGTCTGAGCCTGTTGCTCGACCACGACTCGGTGCCTGAGCTGGCCGGCGCGCATCAGAAGGTCAGTACCCGGAAGTTATCCAGCAGGCCGTCGACGAACGGTAGGAGCTCGATCTTGCCCCGGTTCAGCAGCGCGACTTCTTCGCGGTTCTCGTACATCGACCCCATGCGGATCTTCAGCCAGGCCAGGATGCCGGGCGGGACGACGCCGACGAAGCTTGTACCGGTTCCGACCGTCGTAATGTCGATCGCAGAGCCTCCGGACGTCGCCGAGAGCTTGTAAACGCCGGCGGACGGCACCGACTGCACGAAATAGTCCGTCGCGGCCTGCAGAGGCGCTGGTAGCGTCCCGCCGGTATTCGACAGGCGCACGGTCGCCCCGATCGCCAGAACCGGCCAAATCGGCACCGAAATCGTGTCAGCAGTCGCATCGGCGGTCAGCGGGCAGGCGAATCCGGCCGAAAACTTGATCGTGACGGCGCCTTTTTGCATTTGCGTTTCCGGCCAGACGGTCCCGAAGGCCGGCGTCAGGCAGGCTGGCTCACTCAGGTCGAGCTGGTACTTCGTCGGGTCGAGTGTCTGCAGAATGCCCGCCGGCGACGTCGTGTCGATGTACTGGACAGACTCCACGAACAGCGTGGGCGCGTACGGGAGGTAGATTTCATACCCCGTTTCCCCTTCCGGGCTCAGAACGGTCAGCGGGCCAGGATTGATGCCCCACTGCGGGCCGTACCAGTTGGCCGATCCGACGTTGAAGCCTGGCCGCGGGAAGGTGTCCAGGGCGCTCGTCCAGCGCTGGGCTATGAATGCCCGCCGAGTGATCTGCTCGGCGTACTGGCGGGCGGCCGTAACCAGGGACGTGATCAGCGCGTCGTCGTCCGTGATGTCCACACGCAGATGGGATTTCGCCTCGACCAGGCTCAGCGGCTCGACGGTCGGCGCGGTGCGCTGGACGAGGTACTGTCGCATCAGGAATATCCAGCCGCCCTCTGTGGACTCAACGGATTCGGATGTTGCCCATGGTCGTAGCGCGCCTCCAGCTCGGCGGCCGTCGGCAGAGCCTCCCGCTCGGTCATGCCGACCCGGATCAGCCCGTCGACGCGCTCGATTTTCAGGTCGACGCAGTCGTAGCCGTAGAAGCGCTCCGCTTGTGGATAGATCGCGTCCAGCAGGGTGGACGTCTTCGGCACGGAAAGGTCTATTCCGCGCTGAGTCGCCACCCCGAGCCAGAATTCGACGCAGGCGCGCCCGCGCTCGGCGTCATGGGCATCCGGGTAGGTGAAATCCATGCCGAACAGGGTCAGTTTCGTCGCTTTCTTGTAGATCGCATAGGCGACCGCGTAGGCCGCCGTCGAGTTGAAATAGGCGTTCGGAAATTCGTTGACGACCTCTTGAAGCGGAAATTCGACCAAGCTGGGGAAGTCCGGATGCGCCCTGCTGGTTACGATTGGCTCCGGGTGGATCTTTAGCCATGCCAGCATCGCCGCAATGTTGCTGTCCGGCTCGGCCTGCGCCCGGATCATCTGCACGCGCACGTCATCCATGTGAAAGAGCAGATCGTGCGCCAGGATCGAGCCGTACGCGTTGATCACCCAGGTCTGATCGCAGAATCGGCGTCGGTCGCCGAGCCGCTTACAGATGTCCGGGTACATAGACGACGATGGGCCAAGTCCGATGATCGCTACGTGCACGCTGCTGCTCCTTGGGCGCCGCGCTGGGTTCTCCCGCTCCTGGCGCGGCGCCCTCGAGTCACGGATTCGCCGTCGGCGCGACGTTCGGCGAATGCAGCAAGGCGGTGATCGATACAGGTGGCCCGGCCGTCACCGTCGAGCTGATGTTCATCGAAACGTAACGCTTAGCGCCGGTGTAACCGAGGCGCTTGGTCACGTTCTTCGATGTGCCAGACGTGCGCGTTGCCGCCGCGGCTAGGCCGGCGAGTAGTTCCGTCCCCTGCAAATCGCCGTCGGCGACCGACGTCAAGGTGCCGGTGACGGCTCCCTCGAGGCAAGTCACCGTGATGACCGCATTGGTCGCGGTGACCGTGCCGTAGGCGACCAGAAACTCGACGCCGCCGTATCCCTGGGTATCGATGACCTTTCCGGTCTTGCCGGTGCCCGTGGTGCCGACCGCGACCGGGGCGACCACGACCACGCTTCTGACTACGCTGTGTAGATCCTTCATGGTGTCTCCATTCTGAAAGAAACATTCGGATTGAATCGCCATTCAAGCGGAGGCCTGAGGAGTCCAAGTTCGCTGGCATGAGCGAACAAGCTATCACTCAATTGCTCGGGCGCGTATCGGCTTAAAATCTCGACCGCGAAGCTGATCAAATCCTCGGTCCGCTGTCCGCTTGGTTGCAACGTGATCCACAATTCAAGGTTTTCGATTCGGTTGTCCGATCGATTGCCATTCTTGTGGTGCACGTTTTCAGATGGCAGCAGAGGACGCCCAAGGAATTCGCCCATGACATGACGGTGCTCGAGGACAGTGCCAGCGCTCGTGCTCCTATGCGGGCTCCCGACGTCGTTCCAGCACACGTAGCCGTCTCTTTGGATACGTTTCTCTTTCATACGAATGCGCTTGACCGGTGCTGTCATATCCGCGCCCTTCCTAAACCGTTGGTAGTGCGCGCAGCAATAGCCGAATGCGCCGCCAGCAGACGCCTGTCCGTCGCAGCCCTGATGTTTGCATTGAGCTCCCTGGCCGTGAGGCCCTTTGGCTTCAACGGGAACGTTGAGCTTCAAGTCGCCGCATCTTCTTAGGCGAAGCAAGTGCGCGTTGCATAGCCCCTTAGCGCGCACTATCGCTACGCATCCGATAACGGAGCATTTCAACTTGGCGCTTGAGTGATTCATCACAACGTGCCGCTTCGAAGCGATCAGGACATTTGGAGTAACTTGATCGCTTCGCTATTGGTAAGGGCGCCCCCTAGCCTCTTTGTGGTATAGAACCCTATATAAGGCTTGTTACTAAAGGGATCCCTTATCACACGCGTGCCGATGCGGTCGACGATCAGATAGCAACGCTGGAAATTTCCGAACGCGATCGCAAGCGCCGCCGTGGTCGTGTAATCCGGCATGTCCTCGGCTTCCGTGACCGGATAGCCCAGGATCGTGTCCTCGACGCCCGGCGCGCTGGTCGGGTTGAAGATGTACCGGCCGACGCTATCTTTGAACGCCATCACCTTGAAAAGCGTCGTCTTGTTCATCACCCACACGCAGCCGGGTCGATAACCCTTCTTCATGCGGCTGACGACCGTGAAGAGGTCATCGGACGGATTGACGGTTGAGGTCGTCGTCTTGAACGCGCCGTTTGATCCGGTATTCGAAATCTCAATCGTCCCGAATGCGCGCGTCGCATCCGCCGTGGCGGCGACCGGATACGTCAGGAAGCCACGGGGCTGCTGCACGCCGGTCCCATTGACGAAGGCGGCGCCCTCGGCGCGCGCGAATTCGAGCGCGACCTCTTCGGCGATCCACGATTCCGCATTGAAAAAGACATCGTCGAGCATCGTCTGCGTGGCCTGCGGGAAGGCGTAGACCTCGCCCATCGGCGGATTGATGTCCTCGAATTGCGAGGTCGCCGTCGCTGGGCGCGTCGCTTTTTCTCCGACCCAGCCGCTCGCAGTGCCGTGGATGCTGATCAGCTTGTGAAAGTCCGGCGTCGAAATCTGCTGCACCCTCGCCAAGCCGCGAATCGGCGAGATGTTCACGATGGTCGCATCGATCATCGCGTCGATCACCTTCGGCACGGCGAAGCCACCGTCCGGGCCCGAGCTGATGCTGCTCGCCTTGTACTCCATCTCGGAGATTCCTAGCAGCGACGACCAAGCCTTGACCTCTGCGTCGAAGAGTTCGCCATTCGTGCCGCGATTCTTGCGCATGTAGCCTTCGAAGCCCTTGCGGTGCGCCTGCTGTGCTTCCGTATCGACGTAGCCCTTGAGCTCGCGGCCGTTGAAGAAGTACGCCGCGCCGGCGCGGTCAGCGCCGAACTGCGGGCGCTTCATTTTCGCCTCGAGCGTTTCGATCAGCGTCTTCTGCGCGCCGAAGTCCTTCACGATCAAGTCGATTTTCGTCTGCAGGTCGGCTGGCACTGCCAGGCCAGCCTTCAGCGACGCAATCTGCGCATCATTGGCCGTCTTGAATGCTTCGAATGCGCGATTGCTCGCGTCAATCGCGGCGGTTAGTTCAGACATGTCCGACATTTCCGCTTCCTTTCGGTGTGGTTCGCTCTGAAGTCTCAGCGCCGGAGCAGGATCGCCCTGCGGTTCAGTGCCTCGACTGCCTGCTTCATTTCACCGTCAGGCGCAGAATCACTCCGGCCGAACGAGACGACCCGCGCGATAAACGCGGTTGCTTCCGACTTCGAAAAGCCTGCAGCATCGCGCAGCAGCCTTTCCGCGGTCTTCAAGTCCGGAAAGCCGCCGATTGCCGACTTGACGGACGAAATCGAGGCCGCGCCCTGCATCGGGAAGGTAACGGGCGAAACCTCGATCAGATGAATCTGCTTGAGCGTGCGACGCGGCTCGTTTTGGTTTACGCCGCGCACAAAATCCTTAGCTTGATAGCCCATCGACAGACCATCGAGCGCATTTTCTTTCATCGCTCCGTAAATTCGCTTTCCAGATTCCGTATCAAGGTTGATCAGCCGGCCCTTTACCGGCAGGCCGCGCGAATCCTCGCTTATCGAAGACCACTTGCCGATTGGCAAGAGGTCTTCTGGCGATGGCGATGACAGAAAGCCGCCGAGGCCGCCATGATTGAGCAACATTTTTGGCATGGTCCCGGCTTGGTCGTACTCCCTAAGTGTCTGCTTGAAAGCCCCGGGTATGATCAAGTCACCCGTCCTGTCTTCTCGATTGAAAACGCTGGCGTACCCTTCGAAAGTGCCCTTGGTAGTCGCAGCGTCCGTCTCAACGAACTTGTATTCGAACAGCGCGCCTTTGAATTCGCATTCAGGCTCTGCGCTCTTGCTCGTGCCATCGATCGAGTCAAGCAATCGACCAGCCGATTCGAAAATCGCGGTCGCATCCTGCTGTCCGGCGCGCTGTCGAATCGCAGTCAAGGCAGAGCGATAGACCTTTCCGGCCTTGCCGAACGGGTAACGGTAGCGGGCCTTCGTCTTGTCCGCCGCGCTGCGATCGATTCCGAGGTGCCAAGACGAGTAGGTCGTCCAATTATCGGTCCCGAGGATCGCGTTTTCGTCATCGGCGGACATCGACCAGCTGGAAGTCTTATCGACTTTGCCTGCGCTGATCAGCGATTTCGCGTGCGATTCGCCGGTTCCGTTCAATTCGACGGCCATTTTGTCGTATCTCCCGTCAACGCGGGCGCCGCGCCCGGATCGTGCCACCCGCCGTGAGGGCTGCAACGCTGAAAGTCGCCTTCGCGACGAGATAGACGGGCGTTGAAGCGCCTGCTGCGACTTTGATTCGCTGAGTCGGGATCACCTTGGTGATCAGGTTGCCAGAGCCAGGCACGATTGCCGCGAATAAATCCTGCGAATACGTGTCCTGGGCGCCGAGCGCTCCGGTGGACGTGCTGGCACCCTGCGCCAGCTGCGTGACGCTGGTTCCGGTGGTCGGCGTGTAGTTCACGACGCCGCCGACGTCCCAATCGCCACCGGTGAGGCCCGCGAGCGTCGCTACGTTCGCGGCTGTGCCCGTGCTGAGGTTCACGGCCCCTGGCGCAGCCGTCGCCGTCATGACCTCGCCCAGGTCTCCAGCGGCCGCGTCGTCATTGGTGCCGGTCGCCGGGAACTGGCCTCCAGTGGAGAGCGCGAGGCGACAGTCCGCATTGCCGACCGAGAGCAGATCCTCGATTTGCTGGCGCTGGCGTGCACGGATGCTTGCGTCTTCGGAGCCCATTTGCGTCCTATGCGGTGGCGATGGCCCTCAGCGGGGCCCGTTTCTGCGGCGGTATGGCATCCGGATCGGGCGGCGCGTCGGTGTCGGCGGCGGGCGTGTCCGAGCCGTCGGTCATGTTCAACGGCATGAGCGGCGTGTCGAGGCCGTCGAGCGGGTTCAGCACGATGCCGAGGTTCGATTCGATCGCGCGCGCCTCGTTGCGGGTCATCCAGCCGTCCAAAATGCCGTTGTGGTAGTAGGCCGAGCGCGCTGCCGCGTCCCCGCGCAGCATCACGGATACGTCGAAGGCCACGCCGAACGGCCCGCGCTCGGATTTCTGCAGCAGATCGCGCCTCACCGCCTGCTCGATACGAACAAACCACGGCATCAGCGCCCCGGTCACGAAATCGAGCGATTGCTGCTCGATGTTGCTGAATGTCGCCTTTTCGAGGTCGTTGACGAGGTGCGCCGGGACGCGAAAGATCGACGCAATCTCGCTTCGCTGCAATTTTCGCGTTTCAAGGAATTGCGCGTCCTCCGGAGCAATCGAAATCTTGTTGAACGTCATGCCTTCTTCGAGAACCTGCGTGCGGTGCGCATTTTCTCCTGAAGCCGCCGCGTCGAACGTGTCCTTGATGTTCTGTTTGGCTTGATCACTCAATCTTCCAGGATGCTGCAGAACGCCGCCCATCTTGGCGCCATTGCGGAACAGCTGCCCGCCGAACTTCTCGGCCGCCAGCGCGAGTCCGATCGCTTCGCGTGCATACGCAATTGGCGAGATGCCCAGCCATCCGTTCAACGTGAGGCCGCGAATATGGAACATGTCGCCCGGCGCAAAGTCCTGGAACGAGCCGTCCGGCATTGTCACCTGATAGTTGAGACGGAATCCCGTCTGCATGGTGACGTTGACCATGTCCGGGTGCAGCGGCAGCAGTTCGATCACCTGACCGGAGCGCGTCCGATTCGGAAACGCGTAGCCGTTGCCGCGCAGGCACAGGCTCGCAACCATCATTTCCCAAAACTCCACTGCGGTCTGCCAGTCGTTCGGCTGGTAGCGCAGGAGTTCGTGGACCGGATGGTCGAGGGCCGGCGCGCGCGAGCGTCCATCGGTGCGATAGAGCACGCATGGGAGCATCGCGATCGACTCGGCGAGCACCTTGACGCACGCGTACACCGTCGCCTGCTGTAGCGCAGTTTGAGGGTTGACTACAATTCCGGACGAGGCTGCACCGCCGCCGAAACTCCAGGCCAGAAACCGTTCTAATGTGCCCCAATCTGGGGCAATCGATTTGATTGCCCAAGCCGCGATTCGGCTCTTGAGGCTCATATTTTCGGCGTAGGTGCCGGAGCTGGGACTGGTGCAACGACCGGAGCGGGCGCGGGCGCTGCAGCGACGACCGCGATGGGCGCAACCGCCCCGAATACGCCGTCATTGTTCGGCACGGCGGCACCGCTGGCGATGGCCGCGCTCGCTTCGTCGTCCGATACGCGCGCAACCAAGTTGGCTGCGTGCGCTCCGCTTGCTTTCACGAAAAAGACGGTTCGCATTTCGCTCACTCCTTCACGCGCTGAGCACTCCGCGCTCTTCGTAGACGCTCGGGCCGACGGATACGCCCTTGCCGGCCTTCGCCGCCTGCCCGAATGCCATCGCGAGCACCTGCATGCCGTCGATACGGCCGGTCGATTTGCTCTTGTCGAGCTTGCGATTGCCGGCCGGATCCTTCACTGCGATGGCATTCGCCGCGCACCAGGTCAGGATCGGGTGCGCCCCGTGGCGCATTTTCTTGTTCAGTAGCGCCGATTCGAGCGCATCCAGGCCCGGCGACATATCGCGAAAGCCCTGGCCGTACTCAACCAGCGGCAATTCTCGCCCCAGGCGCTTGAGTGCGGCCTTGAGAATGTCGATTCGCCAGCGGTCGAACGCAATCGCGGCGACGTCCCACTCGTCGCAGAGCTCGCATAAGCGCTGCGCGACCACGTCGTAATCGACCGAGGCGCCGGGCGTCGCCGTGAGGTATCCCTTCTTCGCCCATACGTCATACGGCGCGCGGTCGCGGTGCGAACGCTCCTTGATCCCGTCGAGCGGCGCGAAAAATTCGCAATGTGCGTCCCATACGCCCTCCGGGTCCTGCACGATGGCGCCGAGCGCGGTCAAATCGTTACGCGCGGACAGATCGAGCGCGAGCCATGCCGGCGCGCGCGTGAAAGCCTCGAGGTCGACCTCACCGGAGCAATCCGCCCAGGTCTGTCGCGGAATGAACGGTGAAACCTGAGAGACGCGCTGATTCAGGATCAGGTTTCGATAGGACGACTCGCGCGACGGCATGCGCTTCGCCTTGGCGGCCTGCCGCTTCACCTCCGTGGCCGACAGAAAATCGCCGAAGGCCGGATTCGCCGCGCGTTGGGCTGCTTCAGAGAACGGATCCAGACTCTCTGGCGCGGTCCACAGAAAAAGCTTCGTCTCCGGATCCTCGCCGCGCTTCGCATCATCGATCAGGAGCGACAGCAGATCGGCATCCGTCGGCGCCTGGGTCGAGATGATCACCGAGAGCGGCGAATCGTGCGCGCCGGTTGCCGTCTCGAGCGCCTCGAAAAGCTCGGACACCGGCCCGCGCACCTGGCCTAGCTCGTCGTGGACCACAAACGGGATCGAAAGGCCGAGATTCGTACTCGCATCGGCCGACAGCGCGCGGTAGGACGTTCCGAGCTCGCGACAGGTCAGCGTCTTGGCGGTGTCGCCGATCGACACGAACGGCGAGAGCGTAGGAGAGAGCCGCACGCACTTCGCGGCCAGCTTGAACAGCAGCGCAGCCTGGTCGCGCGACTGCGCCGCGCTGTGAATCGTCGAATTCTGGACCGCCTCTGGACCTACGGTATGCAGCAGCACGAGGAATGCCGCGAGCGTCGTCTTCGCATTCTTGCGGCCGAAGGAAATGATCGCGGTACGGGTCGGCGTGTCGTAGATGCCGCAGACGACCTTGCGCTGAAACGGGCGCAGCTTCACCTCCTGGCCTACGAATTTGCCCTCCGGGACGACGCAGTGCTTCTCGATCCAGAGCGCGTTGCGCTCGCCGCGGCTTACCTTCGGTTTTTTATTCCTCGCCTTGGGCGCGTCGCGCGGCATCGGTTCTTCAATCGGGGGCTGCGTCCCACGGACCTGCCGCCGCATCTCCGCGAACTGCAGCGCCCGCCTTGCGGCGATCCACGCGTGCCTGAGGCGCCAAGCGCAGACGCGATGCGAGCGAAGCCTGCAGCCGCACCGATCCGTCGTAGATTTTCAGCCAGGGCGACACCTTGCCTCGGCTGCTGACGACGCCCTTCGCGAGCTGCGCCTGCGCCAGTTGCACACGCTCGGTGACCTCGACATAGCTGCGCAGCAACGGTTCGTCGCTCGGATGAAAGTGCCCCGGTGGCATCGACCCGATGAGCCGGCGCCAGAGCTTGTCCTGCCCCGGCGACAGATCGCCAGCCGGCATCAGCCTAGTTTTGCCGATTGGAACGACTGCCAGCGCTGCGGCGCTCTGCCTGCTCATTTGCGTTAGTGCCCGCTCACTTTTCGAAGGCCGGATAGCTGCGTTGTGG